ATAGTTTGACTTGTTGAGCTGTAGAAAGACCCGTAGTAACCTATTGTTCCTCCTGCACCTGTAGCTCCTATCGCCCCTGTCGCACCTGTAGCTCCTGTAGGCCCTTGAGCACCAGTCTGACCTGTTGCTCCTGTAGCCCCTGTAGGCCCAACCACAGTAGAATCAGCACCTGTAGCCCCTGTAGCCCCTGTAGCACCCGTAGCACCCGTGACTCCTGCCAATCCCTGAGGACCCTGAGCCCCCGTCTCACCTGTCGCTCCTGTCGCTCCTGTAGCACCCGCGACTCCAGTCAAACCGGTTGCTCCTGTAGCCCCAGTTACGCCCGTTGCTCCCGTGGGTCCAGCTACGGTAGAAGTCGCTCCAGTGGCCCCTGTTGCTCCTGCGGCGCCAGTGGGGCCAATGTCACCAGTTCTACTAAAGTCTATTGAGTAGCGAGCTCCATCCGTTAATGTGGTAGTTCCGGCAACGACGAATGATGCGGGGAAGTGAATATAACCGCTATAACTTGTAGCGTTGCCCGTAATCGTGAACTGACAGAACTCTACACCTGTGCTTGAGTTTCTTATAGTTACTATTCCCTTGGTAGATGCGGTACTGTCGTCAAATGTAAGTATAGCATTAGCCACAACATACGGCGTGTCGCTTGCGTCAAACGTGCTAAAAGATATTCCATCGGCAGAGCTAAATGTAGACGGGTCTGTCCTCGTTATAGCGAAGCCGAATAAGCCCGGACTAGTTGATGCGGACGTTACGCCAGACGCATACCTAAAAAGCAACCCATTGATTATACCTGTAGCTCCTGTAGCCCCTGTAGCCCCAGTTGACCCTGTAATTGAAGAACCAGTTAATCCTGTAGCCCCAGTCGCTCCTGTTGGGCCCGCTACAGTGGATGTAGCTCCCGTAGCTCCCGTGGCCCCTGTTGCTCCGGTTGCCCCGGTTGGGCCCGTAGGTCCAACTACCGTGGAATCTGCGCCTGTAGCTCCTGTTGCTCCTGTGGCTCCAGTAAACCCGATGGGGCCAGTTTCTCCTTGTATACCCTGTATCCCTTGTATGCCCTGCGCTCCAGTGGGACCAACCTCTCCCTGTATACCCTGAATACCCTGAGGTCCAGTAGGACCAGTAACGGTAGAATCAGCTCCTGTGGCACCAGTAGGTCCAGTAGGTCCCGTGGGACCTGTGTCCCCAGAGACAGCAGGAATCATAGCCTCTATAATAGAAGGAGGCGGCGTAACTATCTCTATGGGATTTGGGTCTGGAGGAGTGACTTCTACAATCATGTTACTTAATAAGCAAAGTTACAAATCAACGTCATCTCCAAACCATCCAAGTGATTGCATGTACGCCTCGTCCCTAACCGTGACCGTGCTTGGCACGATGTGCCGGAACGGAAACGCCTTGCTGGAAAATATCACCTGCATCAGCGTCATGCGCTCCGCGTCGGTGATTTCGGGAAAGAGCGACACCAGCCGCTCCAACGTGACCAGCGGATGCACCGGGATGACGTAGTCCAAATCCACCTGCAACGCTGCCCTGCCGTCGGTCGGGTGGTGGATGACACCGAACACCGTGCCGTTGGCTTGGTCGGGCGTTTGGAATTGCAGCGGAATCGTGATGCAGTACAACTCGCGCGTGATGAACTGCGCGCGCTGCGGGCTGCTTAAAATCCCTTCGGGGCGGACGATGATGTACGATGCCATTAGTAAATGTTCCAATAATCGTTCATATGCGTTTCAATAGCAGCGCGGTTGCTCGCTTGGCTTGAAGGCCAAACGACGAACTCGGTAAGCGACGTGATGTTGTTTTGTTGGTTCCGAATGTAACTATTGCCAACAGTTCCAAACGTCCAACTATTTGAACCGATGTTGCCGCTAATAACAGACGCGCCGTTGGAGTGTAAAGTTGAAGACGCTCCGTTGTGAATTGCGGCAATCACTTTGTTGCCAGCTGTAAGGCGTGGCGTCGCAGTCACTTCTGTGCCGCTGAAAAGGCCTGTCGTGTTTGTCGGCGATATTGCATTTAGGTATGTGACTGCCCTATTGCTTGCCCCAGTTCCGTCATACAAATACGGCTGCGTATTATTGCTCGTTGCCGCGCCAAAATCTGCAACCGCAAAAACGCTAAACGGCTGCGAAATCGTGAGGCTGCTAAATACCAATGCGTTTAGCGTTCCAGCCGTTTGCGACAACTTGCCCAAGTATCCCGTGCTGCTGTCATAAATTTTGAATTGCCGCGAAGTCGTCGTCTGCACCAAATTGCGGGCGTTGCCGCCTTGGTCGTACCAAGTCCGAATGAACCCATTTGTCCCGGTGCAAAAGGTCGTCAGCGCGCTGGTGTCAAGGTCGCCGTTGCCGTCGAACCCGATGTCTTGTTCCGTGTTGTCCGATGCCCGGCGCACGCGAATTGCGCTGCCAGTGTAATTGCCGTCGCCGATTAAACGCAGTGAAAACCCTGCCGTTGCGCCCGAATAGGTGGCAAGCAGCGTGGTCGGTAGTGGCACATCCTCCCAACTAATCGCCAGCGTGAATGGCGGCTTGCCGTACGTCTGCCCGTCCAAATACTCCTGCCATTTGGTCGCGGTCGAAGCGTAGGCGGTGTCATCAGCGAAGGTGTGCAGCAGCGTCCACGTGTCCACGTCGGTGGCTTCGAAGGCTTCCGCCTTGTACCAAATTTTCCGCACGATTTTGTTGCCGGCGGACGGGGTGTTGGATTGGATGTTGAACGACTCGCCGTTGCCCTCTGCCGTGCAGGTGAAGTAGCGTTCCACCGTGACGCCCGTGGCGTCAGCAAGGGCGCGGTTGGTGGCCGCTTCTAAATTAAACCTACCTAAATACTTGTACTCCCACACATAGTCGTAGTCGTTGGTAGAAGCCTTGGTTAAAACCTGCCCCGTTAATCCACCCGGCTCTCCGCCGGAACCTGTAGCGCCCGTGGCACCCGTAGCTCCCGCAGGGCCAACTGCACCAGACACAGCAGGAAGTAATACCTCTACTGTAGTATTACCAAGCTCATCGGTAATTGTGAGGGCCATTACACCTGAGTTATGTCGTCGTTAACCACGAAGGAGCCTCTCACAATAGTTTTGTACACGCCAGATGAGACAGACTGGATATCGTATATATACCTCCCGGGGTTTATCTGCTTCATAACGTTATTGTTAGCGATAATAGTTACGTTACCATTGTCGTCAACTGTAATGTCCTCAAACGAAAGGTTTGTCTCTGGGCGACCATCTTTGCTCACAACCTCTTTAGCGTCTGGGGTGCTGAGAATAACCTTGCCCTTAGCCGATGTGCCATTATCTTCAACCGAAATTACTTCATTAGGGTCTCTCACCTGCATCAAGAAGGTGTAACCCAAAGTAGCGAGCTGAATAGGGACACCATTGCTGTCCTTCATACGAAGTTGGAGCATGAACGTGTCACCACGCTTACATACGATATCCAGCTTGTCTGCTGTATCGAGGGAGATTCTACTTGCCATAACTATTACGTTCTCTTTCTTTGCTCAATAAGTCTGGACTGCTCCATAGCCTGCTTAGTTACACGCTCATCCTTTCGGTTCTCCTTAAACACCTCTATCTTCTCCTTGAACTCCTTGTCATCGGTCTTAAACCCAAGCATAGCCTGAGCCTTCAGCATCTCAACCTGCATACGGTTTTGATGTCTTAGCGTCTCCAACTGAGCCTCAAGCTCTGCCTGAAGCTGCATCTTCTGAGCCTCAATCTGAGCCTGCATCTGCATCTCCTGCATCTTGGCTTCAGAGGTAGCCTGAGCTGATTGCTGTTGAATCTGTGCCTGCATCTGAGAGTTCTGCATAGCCTGCTCCTGCATGGCCTTCATACGCTTCTTTCTTCTTGAGATAAGCAGCAGCTCCGCCTGATTGACATCCTTAAGGCCACGAATAGCTATAGCGTCCTCTATATCCAACTCTTTCTGCTGAAGGGACACCTGTATATTCTGCTCGAGATACATACGCTCCTCATCCTCCAACTCCTTAACAATGCGTACACCGAAGTTGTACATCGGGAGGTTGTTGAATGAAGACAAGACGGACATATTCTCCTTGCCAATAGCATTCTCATAGACGCGGTATATAACCGAATCCTGAGGCAGAATCTGCATACACTTGATGATGTCCTCGCACACAAGCTTGAACAGAATCATCGAGGCATTGGTGATGTCATACGTGGCGTTATTTGCAGCAGCAATGGCCTGCTCACGCACACCCACCAGAGCGTCAGACTTGGGGGTAGACGCATCCATAACCTCGTTGATACCCGTCACATCACGAATCATACGGAGGTAGTGGTTGTATATACCTATCAGCTCGTTGATGTTTCTGATGCTGTTCCCTATCTCCCTAATAGGCGGATTCTGGAATCCACCCTCTGGGTTCTTACTGCGGTAGTAGAAGACACCCGTCTGCTCGTAGATGTCGTGCAGCTCCAACGGCTCAAGCTCCCCGCCCTTACCCAGCTGAACATTCTCCAGTCCCTCGATGTCGATAATCAGTCCGTCGGGCTTAGCCTTGGCTATTGCCTGCTGTAACTTAAGGTGAGTAAGCTGAAGCATATCGGCGAAACCGATGCAGCTGTCAACCATACTCTTTGGCATCATATTGATGAAGTTCGTGGCTACGACAGAGTAGGACAGTCTGGCTCGTGTGATGTCGTGTACGTTCTTCGGGACATTCTTCATGCGACCGTAACCGAAGATATACTCCTCACAATCAAGTATATAGTTACCGCCATACACGGTCATCATCGTCATCATGTGAGGTGTGCGCTCGTACACACTCCCCGGCTTCTCTGCATACTCGAACCCCTTGTAGAAGAAGTTCTTGTTACCGTAACGGTTCTCCTTCTCCTCGAAGTATATGGTGTCTACAGACAGGAACTCGAACTCCAACACATCAACAGTATACTCATCGTACCCATAGATAGTCTTCTTGAGTCTGTCGTCGTACTTGTACTTGTTGATGCTATCTGCGTCGTTACCGCTCTTGCTTCTAACCTTGTACGCTATCTTCTTCAAGTCCTCCTCGGTGAGTTCACCGTTGGATACCCGACGAAGCTCGTCTATGGTCATACGCCTTACCTGACCCGCATACGAGATGTCTGCAAAGTTCGGGTCTTCTGTGTAACTGTGAACAAACCGAGCTGGGTCCACATACTCTGTAGCGATACCGTAGTTTGGGTCGTTTCTACGCTTCGTCACTGCCATGCCTATAGAGGCCAAGTCATTGACGCACCGTCTGTATGTCCCGTCAGTGAAGTTGTTCCAAGACAGGGTCATCTGGGTACCTATCTGAGCAGCCACCTCTGCCGAGGTCTTTACGTTAACCCCCATAAAGATTTCAGCCTCCTCAAGCGTATCAGGCAAGTTCTCTGGGTCCTCGTCAAGCACGATACCAGCCTGCTTCTTCAGGGCGATAAGCTGCTCCTTGGCCGCAATTTGAAGCTCTATCCTCCGCTTGTACTCATTCTTCTCAGAGGAAGATATAGGGTCTATAGCCTCTACGTTAGGGTAGGGGGAGCGAGACAGAATCTTATTCACCACCACCCGGACAAACTTAGGTAGAACGGGTACCGGTGTAAAGTCCAAGTTCACCAAGCTCCCGTCATTGTTCCCCGGGTCGAGAGTGTTGAGTAGTTGCTTGTATATCGACGTGTCCTGAGTTCCGTTAGCGTAGTTTCTGCAACGCTCAAACATCTTGTTCCGGCGACTCAGAAGGGTGTCTGTGCTATTCAACCCAGCCCACTGAGCTTCTATAGCCTTAGCGTACTTTAGGCCGTAGTCCCTACTTTCTTTTACAGATGACTCTGCAAGAGGGTCTGGGAATCCGCCAGTGTTCCTTCTTTCGTTATTATACATTAGGGCTCAAGATACCTGTGAGTATCGTGCAAATATAAGGAAATCAGCCGATGGGCTTGAACCGCCTAATGAATGTCTTGTCACTAATAGTGGATACCTGACGCTCCTTGCCCTTCTGAGCTGCAAGTAGAGCGAGACCAGAACTGATGGTAAGGTCATACTTGGTACGCTTGTCTATCCTAAACCCTATCCAGTCCTCTAACGTCTTGTCAAAGTACATCTTACCCATCTCACCTGTGTCATAGTTAACCCCTACGTGGTGGTGTATGTACGACTCTATCGCCTGCGCGTGTGCATGGATGATGTCCTGAGAGTTTGACGGCACACCCTTGGTCTTTGATGACTGAGCCGCCCCAGATATCCTCAAATGCTCAGGCCTATCCAAGATGTACCCATCATATCCCCTCTGTTCGAAATACCTGACTATTCCGTACTTGTTGTTCTCGATGAGTAGTGGGTATCCGTAGAAGACAGCGCACATAAGTACATCCTCGTAGAAAATCTTAGCCATGTCCGGACGAGAGGCATATTCCACGACAAACATATTCGACGGCCTGTTCATAGATGTCTTGTTGTACATATGCAGTGCGCCTTTTGAGCCCCTGCCGTCAACTGTAGCATCGATGTCATACGAGTCAACACCCCCTACTCCGTAATCAGAGAATGGGGCTACACGCTTACCCCTGCTCTCTGTGAGCACATTTCTCTCCTCTGGTGGAGGCATCCAAGAGACCCTAAACCGCCCGTTTATGTCTGGGGAGAACCTCACCTCTTTGTCCTTCTCGTGCCATATGAAGTTGCCCTGTACTACAGGGTGTGGGTACATCTCCTGATTGTACTCTATCTGCTCGTATATCTTACCTATGTTGAACAGGCTGCCAGACACGCTATCCCTAAACGCCTCATCCTCAGTGAATGGAAACTGTCTTATCACCTCGTTCATTTCAGAAGAGTCGTGCCTATGACTATCTCGTTCGTTCTTGAGGTACTCCTTAGCCCCCATGCTGGTCATGTTCCCGTCCATCGTCTTTATAGGAGACTCAGGCGTCTCTACGATAGGATTGCCATACACATCAAAGAACCCCTCCAAGGCTTCATAAGCCGGGACAAAGATTCTGTACAGTCCGGATGAGGTTCGTCCGTTAGCATTCCTATTGAGCGGGTCACTCTCCTCCCACAGCTTCTTATACTCATCTCCACCCTTGCTCATGGGGTTCACCGTACTCCCCACCATAGCCTTACCCACCACGTTTTTACCCACAATGAGACAGG